ACTGCGTCCCTGTTCAACAGGGGTCCGGAGCTTGGCCATCAAAGTGACCAATCCTCTGAACGTCGGTGTCCGATGCTCTGCATCAGGATCGATCCGACAAGCTCTGAATAGAGCATTCTCACTGGTCGGAAGAGAGTTCTTTTCTCACGAAAAGTTCTCTTGCCAGAGAGCCATAGTACTTCAGAAGTTCCATGGCCGAGAATGCTCTGCCCTCAGAGCGGAGTTGAGCAGCAGGAAGGCTGCTCTGCTTGTTACTGTCTGTGAAAGAGATCGGAGGGTACTCCTTCAGACATTGAAGAGCTGTGACAGATTCTTCGATGTTCCCTGCAGACTATGTGATGGGCCGAGCAGCTCGGATGCTAGATCAAAGTGGCAACGTCATGTTGCTACTCCAACAGATCCTACTGCTGACCACGCTAGCTGGGTAAAGAGCCCACTCCTCGAGCTAGCCCAGAGAGTCCGTCTTTTATTGAAAGGACCCACTGGCGAGGATTGGGCGGGGGAGTTAGGACGTTATCGAGAGGCCGTTCGGATTCCTGATCAGAACGGTTGTCTCGAGACGCCCAGGAGCAAAGGGGGTACGCTAGGTACGCCGGTCTCTGCTTATAGTAAGGATCGGTACGCTCTTCGTGTAGGCGTAGCTAAAACGAAGGGAAAGCATCGAGTTGTCACGATGCAGAGTGCCCCAGTGAAGGAAGTCCTTTCACCTCTTCATGACTGCCTCTACGATTTTATCAGTCGTAGGAAGTGGCTGGTCAGAGGTGACCTGACAAAGGACCATATCTCTCGGGTAGCCGAAGATATAATTGAAGGCGAGAAGTATATTAGCGGTGACTACGAGGCCGCTACTAATAATCTCCACGTTGACGCTGTCTTTCAAGTCGTCAACGTGATCGCCGACAGTCCTTCACTCACGAGTGAGGAGCGAGAGACGCTTATCGAGTCTTTTCGCCCGGAGAATCTCCATTGGGTCTCTAGGAAAGGAGTGTCACACCCTATCCTGAGAGGATCAATGATGGGGAACCTTATGTCATTTCCCATTCTTTGCTTGATAAACAAAGCATGTTTTGACATGGCAAGTTCTCTCCGGAGGAAGCGAACGAAGGAACGTCGCTATCGGAAGGTCATTATAAATGGTGATGACATCGCTTTTTGCGGGGATGACCATATGTATAATGACTGGGTGATGGTGACAAGTACTTACGGTCTTGTTGTAAATAGAGAGAAAACTGGTATTAGTTCCGAGTTCATAGAACTAAACTCTAGAAGTTACCAGGTTAAGAAGGGGTTTCTCCGGAAACCTGTTCTCTCTGCGTTACAACCGGGACTCGATCCTTCTTGTCTCCTCACTCGGCTGTGGGAAGGCATGAGAACCCTTTCACCAGGTTCTTTAAGGTACGTAATCATTATGTGTCGCCACGACATCATAAAAAGAGGGGTGTCCCTTTCTTCCGTACCCGCCCGCCTACGCCGAGTTCTGCTGAAGGAGGCCTGGTTCAGGTCAGCCCTTCTTCATGAGCCCGTCTTAGTACACTCCGGTGTAGCTCGTGCTTGGCCAGTGGTCCTTTCGGATTTTAGACCGGCCGGCGAGATGATGGAGTTGTACGAAAAAAAGAAGAAGGAACTTCTTCTACTAGGCCTCTCTATGGCGAGAGGAAAGACTTGCAAACCTTACGAGGTCAAACTCGCTAAGGGTAAGCTTGTCGCTCCTATCCCCCGAGGAACTTTTAGTTACTCGGTAGAGTGGAAGTGGAAGTGGTACCGTCCTTTGATGAGTTGGTGGTCCCGCCAGGGGCTCCCCGTCAACTATCTAGGATCTTCTATTTGGGAGGAAGACTTTGATGATCTGACCGTCAAGGTTTCAGTAAAAGTCTCCCACCCCGGGCTCGGGCCTCCCCCGAGTTTACTTCTCGACGCCGTTCGCCCCGATGGAGTGAATTGGGTCTAGTATGCAGACTCGAAGTTAGCAGGGAGAAGCCTTTCCAGACTTCGATAGGCCGAAGCGGTTTACTGATGATCATAACACCGATGGTATTTGGATCATGCCAGTAGGGGAGTCGTGGGGGTGAGCATAGAGGGACGGTCCCAGAGTATCGGCCTTGAGTGGCTTAACGCTGTGGTTAACTCCCGATCTAGTTAGTGCCCTCCGGGAAGCTTAGCTGCCGACTTAATAGCGGTGTAAGCGGTCCTTCCCTGTTCTCCAAAAACTTGACCCAATCTGAATCCATGCTCCGTTTACCGGAGGAACCCAGGTGGGGGTGAAGTTTTCCGCTTTTGCCTTGAGATTTCTCGATTGGGATTTCGCCCATGTGAAACCTGCAAGACAAC